CGTCATCGAGCTCAACGCGCTGCAGCCGAACCAGGACGTGAAGAACCTGCTGCAGCCATACAGCGGGCCCGGCATCGATCCGAACTTGTACGAGGTCAACCCGATCTACGAAGACATTCTGCGCACCACCGGCATCCAAGAAGCGAATCTCGGTGGCGTCACGCAGGACGCCACCGCAACACAGAGCCAGATCGCCGAGGGCTCGCGACAGACGTCGATGGGTTCGAACATCGATGATCTGACCGATCTGCTCACCGCGCTCGCGCGCAACGGCGGTCAAATCTTGTTGAGCGAGGTTGATCAGGCGACCGTGCAGAAGGTGGTCGGCGCCGGCGCGGTGTGGCCGCAGATGACCAAGCAGGACATCATGCAGGAGGTGCTGCTCGAGATCGAAGCCGGCTCGATGGGGCGGCCGAACGCCGCACAGGAGATCGCCAACGCGCAGCGCATCTACCCGTTGCTGATTCAAATTCCGGGTATCGACCCGAATTATCTGGCCAAGGATCTGCTGCGCCGGCTCGACGATCGTCTCGATCTGACGCAGGCCTTCAAGTCGCAACTGCCTTCGATCGTCGCGATGAACGGCATGGTGCGCGGTCAGACCGGTGGTGGACCTGGTTTGCCTGGCGCCGGCGCTGGTCCTGGTGCCGGCCAGGGCGCACAAGGTGCAGCGAACGCGGAGAAACCAAGTATGCCTGGCGCCGGCGGCCCGCCGGATCAGACGCAGCAGCTCACTGGCGCCGGCCCACGGCCGAAACCGCAGATGCCTGGATCGCCGACTTTGCAATAAAACCGGAATCCGGTGTAAAAGGGCGCACTCGGGGAACAGTCGGTTGAAGAGGTGCCTATGGAAGGCGCTGACTCGACTTCGACTGCATCAACTGCTCCAGCTGAATCGACGCCGGCACCGGCAGCCGCTCCTGCTGCGTCTCCGTCGCCGAGCTCGGCTCCTGCAGCTCCCCCATCGACCGGCGAAAGACCGGCGGCTACGCCAGCCGCCACTCCTCAAGACTCTAAGGGCGAAACCCACGAGACATTGCTGCAGCATGTGCAGAAGGCGGTTCGTGAGCGCGAGCCGCGCCCCTCACAGCAGCAGGCAGTGCCGCGGGAGGCCGTAGCGCCTGCGGCCGCTCCACAAGACGGAACGACGACGCCTCAAGCGGCGACACCGCCGGCAGACGATCTGCCGGAGGAAGCGACGCCTGAGGAGATGGCAAGCTACTCGCCGCATACCAGGCGAAGGCTACAGAAGCTGATCGACACACGGCGTGAAGCCAGAACACAACGCGATGCAGCGTTGGCCGAGGTTGCGCAACTTCGGACAAAGCTGCCGATGAGTGAAGCCGCCGAAAGCGTCACCAAGTACCTACGCGACAACGACATCGGTCGCGATGATTTCTTGTTGCTGCTGGAGCTTGGTGCAGCGATGCGCCGGGGCGACTTCCAGGCCTTCTACGCCGGCGTGAGGCCGTACATGGACCTGGCCGAGCAATATCTCGGCTTGCAGCTCCCGCCAGATCTGCAGCAGCGGGTGCAGCAGGGTCACATGACGACCGAAGCTGCGAAATTGTTCTCGCGTGAACGGATGGATCGGGCCCTCGCGCAGGGTCAGGCCATGCGGCATGCGACGATCAACGCAAGCACTTCGCAGCAGAACGCTCAGACAGCTCTAGCCAACGCAGTTGCGGACAAGGTCAATGCTTGGGAGCGAGCCACCGCTGCCGCCGATGCCGACTATGGAGTGAAGCAAGCCGCTGTTCAGAACATGATGTGGTCTGTGGTGCGCCAGGTCGGCGCACCGCAGACGCCGGAACAAGCTGTGGCCATTGCTCAAGAGGCCTACAAGCGTGTGAACGACCAGTACAAAGCCTGGGTCGGGGCCGGCTCTCCGCGCCGTCCAACATCACGTCAACCGAGCAGCACAGGTCGCATCAATGGCGCCGCGCCAGAGCCGAAAAACCTTGCCGAAGCGATCGGCCAGGCCAGAGCGAGCTTCCAGGCCGGCGCCCGATAGGGGCGCTAAATGCCTACCTACACGCAACCGTTGCTTGATCACATCACAACGGCCGCTCTCGACTACTGGCTGAACAAAGGCAGCGCATTCCAGCAAGCGATCCAGGAGAAGCCTCTCCTGGCGATGATGGAGTCGAAGGCCAAGACGTTCCCCGGCGGCAAGAGCGACATCGTGATCTCGGTGAAGGGTGACTACGGTAACACGTCGGCACCAGGCACCGGTGACAAGCTGGTCGGCTACCAGTTGGACGACAGCGTCGTCTACTACACGCCGGCAAACCTCAAGCAGGCTCGCTATCCCTGGAAGGAACATCACATCGGCATCACGCTGACGCACTCCGAACTCAAAGCGGATGGCATCAGCGTCGTCGACACCAACGGGGAATCAACCAGCGAGCACGCAGGCCGCGACGACACCGTCCTCGTCGGTCTGCTCGACGATGCACTGCAGGATCTCAGCGAGCGCTATGCGTCATCGTTGAACACCCTGCTGTGGACGAACGGCACTGCCGACCCGAAAGCTCTGGCCGGCATGGCAGCACTGGTGACCGACGCTCCCAACACCGGGACGGTCGCTGGCATCGATCGTGCGTCGAAGACCTGGTGGCGCAATCGCGCCTACACGTCGGCGATGGGCACGGCGGTGGCTGGCGACAGCACTCTGGCGGCCTGGGGCGGCGCTCCGATCGCATCGTCTGCGAGCGGCGGCGGCGCTCTGATCGCCAAGCTGCAGTCGGAATACCGGCAGCTCACGCGCTACGGTGGACGCCCGAACACGGCGCTCGCCGGCAGCGACTTCCTCGCCGCTCTCGAAACCGAGCTGCGATCGAACGGCAACTATTCGATGACGGGCTTTGCGAAGGGCGCCGACGTTTCCGTTGGCACCATCAGCTATATGGGCACCGATTTCGAATACGACCCGACGCTCGATGCGCTCGGCAAGAACAAGCGCGCGTACTGGTGGGACAACCGTGACATCTATCTCGTCAAGATGGCTGACGAGTGGCGTCACCAACACTCACCGGCGCGTCCGCCGGACAAGTACGTGATGTATCGCGGCTTGACCTCGACTGGGCAGCTCTGTGCGCGGCGCCTCAATTCGGCGCTCGTCATCGACATCGCCTAGTCACCTCCAGCCGCCGGCGCTCTGGCAGATCCCGCCGGCGGTACCTTTTTAGAAAGGACACCCAAAATGAAAATGCACTGGTGTACCTGCCTTATCGACCTGTCAGGGCAGGGCTATCACAAATATCAGTTCAATCAGTTCGATCCGGTGAGCTGGCCCGAGGTGCAAGTGCTGATCGCGCTGCACGGCGACGAGAACGTGATGGACATCAAGGCCTGCGGCATTGCCGACGTGAATCCGACGCAGGAGAAAAACCGACTGCTCGGGAAGTACGGCCTGATCGTCGAGCGCGTCTTCCCTGGCCGCTCGTTCCGCATGGAGCTCACGATGCCGGCCGAGGGCCGCGATCAAGTGATCTACGACGCCATGGGCGCGATCGATCCCGAGGCCAACAAGCACGCCGCCGGCATCGTCGATTCCGCGACTAAGGTATCGGCGCCGCGCAAGCCGGAGCCCGAGCAGCCGCAGCCCAAGCCGCAGCCCGAGCAGCCCGATGATGACGGCGGTGAAACCGAGGACGATCCGGCGATCCGTGCCGAGCGCGAGCAGGCGATGCGTGAGCATCTCGGCATGGCTGGCCTCGAGCCGCCGACCGGCCCGGCGACGTTCAAGCCCGGCAAGCATCCGCGGCCGCAACAAACGAGGTGAGAAATGCCTCTGGGCGTCTCTTTGGTGCAACTGCGCAAGGATCTGCGCGTCGAAACCGGGCAGACGCTCAACATCGCCATGGGCGTGCAGGCGCAGGCCAACCAGGATCTGCAGCTCGAGCGCCAGCAGCGCGAGCTGTGGGATCAGTACGAATGGCAACACCTCAAGTATTGGCGTGACGTGGCGGCGAGCGCTCACCAGGCGCTCTACAGCTACCCCGACGACATGCCGTTCGATCAGATCAAGCGGATCTGGTGGTCGGACGGCACATCGAAATGGCGCCAGCTCAAGTACGGTCTGCACGCCTTCGATATTCCGCTCGGCGCCATGCCGGTCGGCACGCCGCAGCGTTGGGGTAACCAGGTTACCGTTACATCTGGCAAAACAGACCCGGCAGGCCAGATGTTGCTCCTGCCGGCGCCGCAGGGCGCCGGCATTCTTCGTTTCGAAGGCCAGGCACCGCTCAATCCGCTGATCGCCGACGACGACGAGTGCATGATCGATTCGACCGCGATCGTGCTGTTCGCCGCATCCGAGATCCTGGCGACACAGAAGGTGGAAGCGGCGCAGATGAAGCTGATCAAGGCGCAGAATTACTTGCGCTCGATCCTACGCGCCCAGGGCGCCGACAAACGCGCCAACTACAACATGGGCGGTCAGAACCGTCGGGTCGACACCTACGGCTCGAGCTCGTTGCCGATGAAGAACCAACAAGCGGCGGTGCCGGGCATCGATTTCATCGAAGGATGACCGATGCCGTATTTTACGGTCACTGATTTCGCCGCAGGCCTGGATCTCCGGCGCTCATCTCTGACAGCACCCGAAGGCACGCTGCGCTCGCTGATCAACTGCCACATCACGCCGGGCGGCGAGATCGAGAAGCGCAACGCCTTTGTGAAAATTGCCGACGTGGATCCAACCTCGCGCTCGCTGGTCGAAGTGCAGGGCGGCATGTACGTGTTCATGCCCGGCGGCCCGAGCCAGGTCGATCCCGATCCGAACAGCTGGGACGTCGGCCAGATGCTACTGGCGACGTCGACGCTCGAGGATGTCATTGACTTCGATCTGTTCGACAATCAGGTCTTCGTCGTGGCGCAGCTCGACGCGATCGGCACGGTCGAGCGTTTCTACAACAACGCGGCCGTGCCGGCGGCGACCGGCTTTTTCTGCCGCACCTACAAGACCAAGATGTTCGCCGTCGCCGGCTCGGTGATGTCGTTCTCGGCGGTCGGCAACCCGGCCGACTGGACCGGCACCGGCTCGGGCTCGATCGAT